ATACGAATACTGCATTTGGTTATCAATACCTTTCTGTGATACAAGATTCATTAGATGAGACGACAGAATTAGCAACAAAAATACAAAAATTGTTATCTGAAACAAAAGATTCTTTTCCTGAAGTTAAAAATGATATATTACATTAAAACTATTGACTTTTTTATAATTCTATAGTATAATTGGAAAAAGTGTAATAATATGAGGTTAAAATGAAAGAATTAGATTTAGATTTAGATATAAGGTTTGATGAAGTCATACCAGAAGAAATTATTCCTGAGGAAATCTTTTTAGATGATCCTATAAAAGACGAAACTGTAAAAGTTAAAAGGAAGAAGGTTCCAAAGAATTATATTAATAATGCAGATTTTTATGAAGCTATTGTAGAATATAAGAAAAAATGTGATTTAGCTAAAGAAAATGGAACAAAAAAACCGATTGTTTCCAATTATATTGGTGAGTGTTTTACAAAGTTAGCAGAGGGTCTTTCTAGAAGACCAAATTTTTTCGGTTATTCTTATCGTGATGAAATGGTTTCTGATGGTATAGAAAATTGTTTGAGATATATTGAAAATTTTAATCCAGAAAAAACAAAAAACCCTTTTGCATATTTTACCCAAATATTATGGTGGGCTTTTGTTCGTAGAATTAAAAAAGAAAAAACACAACAATACATCAAATATAAAGCTACAGAAAATTTTGGTATTTTAGATACTGCTGAATTGATGGAATTGGGTGATGGAAATATTAAACAAATTGAAGTTTATGATAATTTATATGAGTATATTAAGAAATTTGAAGAAACATCTTTAAAGAAAACAGAAAAACCCATAAAAGAAAAGCAAATTAAAGTTTGTGGAATTGAAACTTTCTTGGAGGGTTAATGAAATTCGTTTTTCTTGGCGATACACATTTCGGTTGTAGAAATGCGAATCAACACCTTCAAGGTTTATTTGAAAAATTTTATTCAGAAACATTCTTTCCATATTTACTTAAAAATGATATAAAATTAGTTATACAACTTGGTGATATTTTTGATTCTAGAAAATATTCTAATCATAATGCTTTGCATGAAGCAAAGAAGATGTTTTTCTCTAAATTCGAAGAATATGATATAAAACTTATAACATTACTTGGGAATCATGATATTGCTTTTAAAGAATCGTTATCTGTCAGTTCGTCAGATTTATTTTTATCTCAGTTTGAGAATGTTGAAGTAATAAAAGAACCATCTAGAATATTAAAAGATGGTGTTAGTATAGATATTATTCCGTGGATCTGTAAAGAAAATTATGAAGAATGTGTTAAATTTATAAAACAATCAAGTTCTGAAATGTGTGTCGGCCATTTTGAAATCCAAGGTTTTAAAATGTATCAAGGTGGTATTTCTTCTGAGCATGGATTATCAGAAAAAACTTTTTCTAATTATGATAGAGTTTTGTCTGGCCATTATCATCACAGGTCTAAGAAAGGTAATATAGAATATATTGGTACACCTTATGAAATGACTTGGCAAGATTTTGGCGACCAAAAAGGTTTTCATTTGTTTGATACAGAAACTAGAAAACTACAATTTATTAAAAATCCCTTTTCAATTTATGTAAAGGTTGATTATGATGATACTGGTGTTGAAACAACAAATTCAAGTTATTTGGATAAAGAGTATCTTGAACAATTTAAATCTAAATATGTAAAAATACAAGTAAAAGAAAAAACAAATCCATATCTTTATGATTTGTTTATTGATCAAGTATATGCACAAAACCCTATAGATGTTTCTACAATAGAAGAAATTGTTGATACTGAGGTTGAGGATTCTATTGATGAAACAGATGATACATTGACAATCACATACAAATATATTGATGGAATAAATCAACAAGATTTAGATAAAGTTAAATTGAAAGATATAATGAATAGTTTATATAATGATGCGTTGGCGGTAGAATGATTATTTTTACAAAAGTAAGATTTAAAAATCTATTATCTTATGGGAATACATTTACTGAAATTGAATTAAATACAGCAAATAAAACATTGTTGTGTGGAAAAAATGGTTTTGGTAAATCTGTTGCTATTGATGCAATAACATTTGCATTATATGGAAAGCCATTCAGGAAAATAAACAAATCGGGTTTATTAAATTCAATTAATAAATTAGAATTGGTTACTGAAATTGAATTCTCTATTGGGTCACATTATTATAAAATAATTCGTGGAATTAAACCAAATATCTTTGAAATTTATTGCAATGACGTTTTAGTGCAACAAGACGCAAAAGTTAAAGATTATCAAGATCATCTAGAACGTTATATCCTCAAAATGAGCTATAAATCCTTTACTCAGGTGGTGATTTTAGGTTCAGCGAGATATACTCCGTTTATGCAATTATCAGCTTCTGATAGACGCTCAGTTATTGAGGATTTACTTGATATCCAGATTTTTTCGAATATGAATCTTATTGTAAAGGATAAATTATCTGCGTTGAAAGAATCAATACAAGATTGTAAATATAATATAGAATTGTATAAAGATAAAATTGATATTCAGAAATCTAATATAAAGCAAAGTAAAAAAGCATCAGAAGAAATAATATTAAAAAAAGAATCTTTAATTGCTAATACATTTAATGATGTTGAATTGCATCAAAATGAATTAAATACTTTGTTGGAAATTAATCAATCTTTATCTGAAATTATTTTAGATTTTGATTTAGTAGAATCAAAAAAACAAAAATTTGTTGTTATCCAAGAAAAATTTAAAACAAATAAGTTAAAATTTGAAAAAGAAAATTCTTTTTATGATTCTAATAATAATTGTCCAACATGCAAACAATCAATAGATTTGGAATTTAAATCGTCAATTGTTGAAAGTAATAATACAAAACTACAACAATTAAAGGATGGTGAAGAGAAATTATCTGGAGAATTATTAAGTGTTAAAAAAAGATTAGAAGAAATTAATATAATAAACAAAACTATATCAGAAAATAATATAGAAATTTCTAAACTTAATGCTTCTATCGTTTCAGCTCATAAATATATAAAATTGATTTCTCATGAATTGCAAGAACTAAATGTTGTAAATCAAACTGAAGGGAGTGATAATTTACAGTCTTTGGTTGAGAGTCTTGATGTTTATGTTGAAAATTATGAAGAATATATAATTGAAAAATCTTATTATGATTTTATATCTGTTATGTTGAAAGATGGTGGGATTAAAACGCGGATAATTAAACAATATCTTCCAGTTTTAAACAAATATATAAATCAATATTTGACTCAATTAGATTTTTTTGTTAATTTTAATATAAATGAAAATTTTGAAGAAGTAATTAAATCTAGACATAGAGACGAATTTACATATTCAAATTTTTCTGAGGGCGAAAAGATGAGATTAGATCTTGCTGTCTTATTTTCGTTTAGACAATTAGCAAGATTAAAAAATTCAGTAAATACAAATTTATTGATTTTGGACGAAGTTATGGATTCTAGCTTAGATGCTAATGGAACAGATGTTTTTATGGATCTCATTTCTTCTACAGATAAACATACAAATATTTTTGTAATAAGTCATAAAACGGATCAGATTTCTGATAAGTTTGATAGAATATTACAATTTGATAAAGTGAAAAATTTCTCTAAAATGACGGTGATCTAACTATGCAAGAAATAATTTATAATACAAATGAATTAAACCCTCCAGCGAAAATAGTTCCAGAGTTTGAACCTTATACGTTGGCTCCTCAGGATGCTGAAATATTAGGATCGAAAATACAAATTTTTGATTTTGGATATCCAAATCATGATCCATTAGAAATTGGTTCTAGATTAGTAGAAACTGCAAAATTGCATAATTCTTTTGGGATTGCAGCAAATCAATGTGGTGAAAGATATAGGGTTTTTGTTGCTGGTGCTGATGAAAATTATATTGCATTTTTTAACCCAGAAATTATACTTGAATCTGAAGAAACGTCATTAATTCCTGAAACAGATTTGAGTAATATGGGTTTGTTGTTGCATGTTAAACGGCCAAAATCTGTAACTGTTCAATTTCAAGATTTAAATGGTCAACTACAAACATTACACTTCGATGGTTTAACTGCAAGAATTGTACAACAATGTATTGACAGGTTAAATGGTATTGGGTTTGAGATGCGAGTTTCAAAATTGGTTCTTGATAGAGCAACTAAAGCTCTTGATAAAAAGGTTAAAAAATTCGTAAAACAAAATACTTATATAAAAACGGTGAGAAAATAATTTTAATTTAAAGGTGAAATATTATGGAAATAAAAATTAGTAAAAAAACATTGGAAGGAAAATCAATATTTATTGCAACACCAATGTATGGTGGTCAATGCCTTGGTATGTATATGAAATCTTGTTTGGACCTTCAAACATTATGTATCCAATATGGTGTTGAAATTAAATTCTCATTTCTTTTTAATGAGAGTCTTATCCAAAGAGCTAGAAATTATCTAGTTGATGAATTTGTACGGTCTTCATGCACACATATGATGTTTATTGATGCAGATATTTCTTTCAATCCAATTGATATTCTTGCAATGATCTCTTTGGATAAAGATATTATTGGCGCACCATATCCAAAGAAAACTATTAAGTGGTCTAATGTCAAAAAGGCTATTTTAAAAAATCCAGATATTGATGTTGGGGAATTAGAAAAACTTGGTGGTGATATTGTATTTAATCCAGTTGCTGGGACAGAAAGATTTAGTGTAACAGATCCTCTTGAAGTATTGGAAGTTGGTACTGGAATGATGATGATTCGTAGAGATGTTTTTGAGCGATATAAAGAAGCATATCCAGAATATTCTTATCTTCCTGATCATGTTGGTACTGCAAATTTTAGTGGTGATAGAGAGATTATGTCATATTTTAATGTTGAGATTGATCCAGGATCAAGAAGAACTTTGAGTGAAGATTATCACTTCTGTCAGCATAGTAGAAAAATTGGTATTCAAATTTGGATGGCTCCATGGATTATTTGTGGTCATACTGGAACCTATATGTTCCAAGGAAGTCTTCCTTCAATTGCAGCAAATTTGGGCGAATTATAAAAAGTGCTTGACAATTTAAAATATATGCTATACAATAATATTGTAGTTTGAATTTGAGAAATATGTTATGATTATTGGTTTATGTGGTTTAATTGGTTCAGGAAAAGGCACTGCTGGTGAAATCTTAGTGGAACATGGTTTTGTTCCACTATCATTTGCTGGTTCTCTTAAGGATGCTGTTTCTGCTATCTTTGGATGGGAAAGAGCATTACTTGAGGGTGATACTGATGAATCAAGAGCATTTAGAGAAGAATATGATGTTTTCTGGACCCAAAAGTTTGGAAGAATTATTACTCCTAGAATAATTCTTCAAGAATTTGGAACAGAAGTTGTTCGTAATAATTGTCTTGATTCTATATGGGTAGATTCTTTAGAAAGAAAACTTTCATTATATGAAAATGTTGTAATTACTGATGTAAGATTTCCTAACGAAATTGATTTTATAAAAACGATGGGTGGGAATATATTTCAGATAAATCGGGGTGATTTACCTGAATGGTATCGTGTTGCTGAAATAAGTAATACTGGAAATAATGATCTTTTTATTAAACTATTTCCAGATATACATAAATCGGAATGGGGTTGGATAGGTAATAAAGGTATTGACTATATAATTGACAATAATGGTTCAAAAGAAGATTTAGAACAAAAATTGTTGAACAGGTAGAATAGTGAAAAGTGAGCAGTGCTCTTAGGTACTCTAATGGTAAGAGATTTGACTGTTAATCAAACGTATACAGAAATGTTATGGGGGTTCGAGTCCCTCCCTAAGAGCACTGCTCATTTAAATAAATTACAAGGTAAAATCTTGAAAGAAAACACTTCAAAGGTCGGGAGATACACTTTGAATAGTGGTGCAGTAAAAGTCTGTGATATCTCCCCCTTGTTTTGAGGATGGTAGCTCAATGGTAGAGCAGTTTGTTAGAAATAACATTTAAGCATGGGTTCGAATCCCATCGTTCCTCACTTAGTTTATCTCTCTGTAGTGTAGTCTGGTAACATGATGCGTTTGGGGCGCATTGTCCTTCGTTCAAATCGAAGCAGAGAGACCAGTTTGGAAGAGTGGTTGAGTGGTTTAAGACAGCAGTCTTGAAAACTGTCGAGGGTTAATACCCCTCCGTGGGTTCGAATCCCACCTCTTCCGCCATTTTCGCACCACTAGCTCAATTGGTTAGAGCTCTCCGCTCATAACGGATAGGTTCTGGGTTCAAATCCCAGGTCGGTGCACCAAATAAAATACTTGACAAAATCTTAATTATAAGTTATAATTATATCTGATTTAAAATTTTAACATGAGGAAATAAAATGAAAATATCACCAGAAACAAATGCGATTCTAAAAAACTTCGCACATATTAATCAATCATTATTCTTTAAAAAAGGTTCTGTCATCTCAACTATGAGTCCACAAAAGAATATTCTTGTTGATGCAACAATTACAGAAACTATACCACAAGATTTTGGTATTTACGATTTAAATAATTTTTTATCTGTGACATCATTATTTAAAGATGGCTCTGAATTAGAATTTGATCAAAATCATGTAATTATCAAAGGTTTGAATGGTAGGTCAAAAATTAAATACCGTATTACTGATCCATCAATGATTGTAGTTGCTCCAGATAAACGTCCCAAACTTCCAGTTGTTGATGTTAAATTTACATTCTCAAAAGAAGATCTAGAATGGGTTATTAAAACAGCGTCTGTTATTGGTGCACCACATTTAGCTGTTGAATCAGACGGTACAACTGTATCATTAGTGACATTTGATGAGAGTAATGATGCAGGTCATACAAACTCATTAGAAATGAGTGATGTGGATCCAGAAGGAAATGTGTTTAAATTAGTTTATAAAACTGAAAATTTAAAAGTTATTCCTGATTCATATTCTGTTGAAATTAGTTCTAAAGGTATTTCAACATGGACTTCAATAACTAATGAAATTAAATATTACATTACATTAGAAACATCAAGTAAATTTGGAGGGTAATTTGCAAACAATTGAATTTATTTTGTCTGAAAATAGTATAAAAGTTTTAGATTCGCAACAATTAACTGAAAAACATAAATTATTAGTTAGTGTTGATATTGGCGATTTATCATATGAAAAAGCGCAAGAATATTTGTCTGCTGTGACTGAAGCATTTAAAAGTGTTGTTGATCCAGCTTCAGTTTTGGTTTATCCAGATAGCATTGATGTAACATTGATTGAACAATAAAATTAGGAAATATATTATGAGTAATAAAATTAGTATTGAAACAGTATTTGGAACATTAGACGATAACCAATCACAAACTCTTCGTGAAGGTATTAAAGAAATATCTGTCCATCTGTCTAGGATGGATATTGAAAAGGAAGCGATTAAAGATATTGTCGCTTCCGTTTTTGATGAAACTAAAGTTCCTAAAAAAATGATTAATAGATTTGCTAAAGTTTATCATAAACAATGCTTTTCTGAAGTAGTTGTTGAAGACAACGAATTCCAATCACTATATTCTGCTTTATTTAGTAATTAAATTATGATTTTTGCCTCGCTGAGAAATTGGTGAGGCTTTTTTATGTGAGATATATAATATGGTAAGAGAAGAGATTCTGTGGGCTCAAAAATACAGACCAAATAAAATTGCAGATTGTATTCTTCCTGAATCAATCAAAACATCATTTCAAGAATTTGTTAACCAAGATAAAATCCCAAATCTGTTGATTTCTGGTTCTCAAGGTTCTGGTAAAACAACACTTGCAAAAGCTCTTTGTGAAGAAGTTGGTTGTGATTACATAATTATTAATGGATCTGATGAAAATGGTATTGATGTTCTTCGTGGGAAAATTAAAAATTATGCTTCTTCAGTTTCTTTGAGTGGAGGGAGAAAGGTTGTAATTATTGATGAGGCGGATTATCTTAATGCAAATTCGTTACAACCAGCATTGCGTAACGCTATAGAAGAATTTTCTATTAATTGTTCTTTTATTTTCACATGCAATTATAAAAATAGAATTATTGAACCATTACATTCAAGATGTTCTGTTATTGATGTGAAAATATCAAAGGAAGATAAACCTAAATTGATGGCTCAGTTTTTTAAACGAGTTTGTTGGATTTTAGGTGAAGAAAAGATAGAATATAATAAAGAAGTTGTAGCTCAAGTTATTTCTAAATATTATCCAGATAACCGTAGAATCCTTAATGAATTACAACGTTATGCGATGGGTGGAACAATTGATGTAGGTTTATTGTCTCAAGTTTCCGATATTCAATTAACACCTTTAATTACAGCGTTAAAAGAAAAGAATTTTGCAGATACTAGAAAATGGTTATCTGATAATGACGATATTGATTCTGTAACACTTTTCAGAAAATTGTATGATAATTCTTATGAATTGTTAAAACCAAATTCAATTCCACAATTAGTTTTATTGATAGCAAAATATCAATATCAAAACGCTTTCGTTGCTGATCAGCAAATTAATACGTTAGCATTGTTTACTGAAATGATGATAGAATTGGAATATCAATAATGGATTTATTTAAGGATTTGCTTCCAGGTATATTGCAAAAAAAGAATTATATCCTTAATGAAGATAACGAAAAAGAATATAAACCTTATATTGTTAATATGGCATTATCGCAACATACTGATTGTGTATTATATGTAAATGAGATGAATCAATATCCAAGTCTTGATAATAAGATGCAATATGATTTTTATTATTATGCTTTACGAGCGCAGAAACGTCCGTATCAAAAGTGGTTTAAATCTACAGAATCAAAAGACCTATTAAATGTGAAAGAATACTTTGGATTTTCTTCTGAGAAGGCAAAAGAAGCTTTGAGAATACTGACAACAGAACAATTAGGACATATAGCTAAAATTGTTGATAAAGGTGGTAGGGAATAGCAACATTTTATGTTTTATAAATACTTTTATTTTAAAACATAAGGATTTATGGAGCTATATTATGAGTGATATTTTTAATGGATTTGGGGTTGAGGTCTTCATTGATGAAGAAAATTTTTTAAAAATAAAAGAAACGTTATCAAGAATTGGTGTTTTATCAAAAAAAGATAATTCATTGTATCAGTCTTGTCATATATTACATAAACAAGGCAGATATGTTGTAATTCATTTTAAAGAATTATTTGCTCTTGATAATAAACTACATAGTATTGATGAAAATGATATTGCTAGAAGAAATACAATTGTAAAATTATTACAAGATTGGGAACTTCTTGAGATTCAAAATCCAGATTCTTGTAAATCTCCATTAGTTCCAATATCTCAAATAAAAATTCTTTCTTATAAAGAAAAATCTGATTATAATTTAGTTAGTAAATATAATATTGGCAAAATAAAATCAAAGTAAATTTGGAAATTAATCATGCCTTGTCATAATGAATTAAATTCGCAATTAAAGGGTCTTCAAGCTAGGTTAGAACAAGCTGAGAATGATATAAATGCACATTATGCTGGTATATCTCAATTAGCGTTGTCGTTAGCTGCAAATCCATTTACTGCTGGAAGTGCAGCAGCTACTGCAGCAATTTATAATTTAAATCCTATAGGGATGAAAATCCTTCGTGCATTATTATCAGCCTTGATTCCAAAGGAACTTCAAAATACAATGAGAATGTTGACCATGTTGTCGGCTTCAAGTATTGATGATTTAGCGGAAGGTATTGTTGATTCTGCTGCTGCACAAGTTGTTGGAGCTGTTAATTATGGTATTGATTCGATAACTGAAACAGCATTAAGTGAAATGATTTCTGTACAAAACGAATTAAATTCTTTGGTACCAAATGCGGTCAATGGGACCGTTCAAGCATTAGCAATGTCATCATTAAATAATGATAAATCTTATAATATTAATTTAGCGCAACAAGCATATGATGCTTGGTATTCAGCTTCTATTGCTCCTGTTGGAGAATTTACACAAAGTCAAATTAATTCTTTAAGAGTTGCATATCTTAAGGCTCAACAAGTTGTTAATACAATTAATGCGGGTGTTGCTGGTGTTGTTGCTCAAGCTGGAGGTCTTTTATCTGGAGCTTCTCCAACCATCCAAGAAATAAATACTGCATTGCAACAATTTAATAATATTGCTGCTTTTATTCTTACACAAAATGATATTTCAAGCTGTAAGTCTAAAGCAATGAAGATTGGACCAAATACCTAAATAGAATTTGTAGGGTGTTCCTACAAAGCTTAAGCCTGCTTCGGGGGTTTAAGAATTTTTAAATAAAATCTTGCTTTTTAAAGGAGACTAAAATGACACAATTAGAACAATTTAGAACAATTCACAATACTGCGTTAATAGGTTTTGATGATCTATTTCGTAGAATCAAAGAATTAGAAAGTCCAAAAACAAATTTCCCTCCCTATGATATAATTAAAACATCTGATGATGCTTTTGTTATTAAATTGGCTGTTGCTGGTTATACGAAAGATGATATTTCTGTAACATTAGATTCTGGAAGATTATTTGTGGATGGATCAATAAGACCTGATGATTATTCATTAGATTCTTTATTGGATAAAAAAGAAAAATATCCCGAATATCTTTATAAAGGAATTTCGCAAAGGAATTTCAAAAGAGAATTTACTCTTGCAGATACTGTTGAAGTTTCTGAAGTAAAATTGTCTGAAGGTATGTTATCTATACATTTAAAAAATGTAATTCCAGAAAGCCAAAAACCAAAAACTTTTGAAATTATATAGGTTTAATGTTCTAAATAAAACGGCAAATTAAACCTTGCCGTTTTATCACTTTTATAGTATAATAAATTTTTAATTTAGGATTTTTTATGAAACAAAAATTTATTGACTATTTTATGTCTGTTGCAGAATTAACTGCAAATCTCTCTCATGCTAAAAAATTAAAAGTTGGTTCTGTTATTGTAAAAGATGATAGAATAATTTCTTGTGGATATAATGGATTACCTGCAGGATGGAATTCAAATATATGCGAGAAAGTTTCATTTCTTTCTGATGCTGAATATTTCAATTCTACAACCGAAGAAAAGCAAAAATATACCCCAATAGATGGGATTTATTTTTGGAAGGGTTTAAAAACATATGATGAAGTAATACATTCTGAAGCAAATTCAATCTCAAGATTAGCGAGTTCAACTGAATCTGGAGTTGGTGCGATAATGTTTTGCACGCATTCTCCTTGCATTCAATGTAGTAAAATAATTTATAGTGCTGGAATTAAAACTGTATATTATAAACACGAATATCGTTCAACAGAAGGAATAAAATTTTTAAAAATGTGTGGAGTTGAGATTATAAAATACATTGACGAAAGAGCTAATGTATAGTATAATATAATCTTAAATACAATAAAGGAAAAATCATGACAGATATTAGAATGTTTAGAACAATTAGTGGTGAAGATGTTATTGCGGAATTTGTGGAAACAAACAAAACAGGTGATGTTTATAAAAATGCCATACAATTAGTTATTGTGCCTAAAAGAAGTAATCCAGAAGAGCAATCCTATGCATTTGCACCATTCCCACAATATGCTCAACAAAATACAGAAGGTAAAATTACATTTAATACAAATTTAATTTCATTTTTTATTGATATTGATGAACAATTCTTAGAACAATATAATTCAATTTTCGGAATTATATCGGCACCTGCTCCAAAAATTATTATTTAAAAATAATTCTAAATATGATAATTGATAGGAGTTGATATATGGAAAGTGAAGGTTCTTCCTTCTACACAAATGTAAGAGTTATTGGAAATAATATTTGTTATAGGGGTGTTGATGACTCGGGCCAACAGATCAGATTTAAATATGAATATAGCCCAAAGGTTTATGTTCCTTCTAATAAACAATCGAATTTTAAAACTTTGGATGGAAAGTATGTAGATGAAATTGAACCTGGATGTATCAAAGAAACAAGAGATTTCATAAAACGATATGAAGAAGTTGATAATTTCGATATTTATGGTGATATTGGATTTGATGTACAATACATTTCAGATAAGTTCCAATCTAATGTAGATTGGGATATAAATAAAATTTCAATTCATATCTTAGATATTGAAACTGCTTCTGAAAATGTAAATGCTGTGTCTCATAAATTAACAGCACCAGAAGAAATTCTTTTAATTTCTATGACTGAATTGTCTACAAAAAAAGTCACAACATTCACATCAAGAGATTACAATGGGACAAATGATGATAATGCTGAAATTATTTTATGCCAAGATGAGTATTCGTTATTAAATCAATTTCTTGATCATTGGAATCGTATTGGTATTGATATCGTTTCTGGTTGGAATATTGATGGTTTTGATATACCATATTTGATTAATAGAATATCGAATGTTATGGGAGATGATCATGCTAAACGATTAAGTCCATGGAAAATGGTTTCTTCTAGAAAAATAAAAGGTAAGTTTGGTAAAGATGATATTGTTTATGATATTGCTGGAGTTAGTTGTTTGGATTTTATGCAACTATATCTCAAATTTACATATGTTAAAAGAGAAATGTATTCTTTAGATTATATTTGTCAAGTTGAATTGGGTAAAGGTAAATTAGATCATAGTGAATTTGCTACATTTAAAGAATTTTACACTAAAGGATTTGATAAGTTCATTGATTATAACATCATTGATACGATTCGAGTTATTGAACTTGAAGAGAAATTAAAGTTAATTGAACTTTGTTTAACAATGTCATATTTGGCAAAAATAAATTATAATGATGTATTCTCACAAATTAGAATGTGGGATTCAATCATTTATAATCATTTAAAACATCAGAACATTGTAATACCTAAAAAAGCATCTGGTTCTAAATCAGAACAATTTGAAGGCGCATTTGTAAAAGAACCAGTTCCTGGATTATACAATTGGGTTGTTAGTTTTGATGCAACTTCACTTTATCCTAGTATTATGCAGACATGGAATATTTCTCCAGAAACTTATATGGGTGTTGATACATCAATTTCTGTATCTGGGTTAATGGGTAAGAAATGTGAGATATCAGAAGAATATGCTACTGCTGCTAATGGAGCTATGTATAAAAGAGATAAGAAAGGGTTGCTTCCAGAACTTATTGATATTTACATGGCAAAAAGAAGATCTGCTAAAAATAGTATGATTGAAGCAGAAAAACAGTTGGAAAAATTAAAGAAAATTAAATTTGATTCTGATATTGATGAACAAAAAGAATACAAACGTCTTGTTAATGAAATATCTAAATTTAATAATGAACAAATGGCGTTTAAAATTGGTCTTAATAGTCTCTATGGGGCGATTGGAAATGCTTACTGTAGGTATTTTGAATTAGAAAATGCAAGAGCTATTACTTTGACTGGACAATATATAATTAAAACGGTCGGTGAAGGATTGAATAGAGATCTTAGTAAATTATTTAAAATTGATGATTACGATTGGTCTTTTTATTCTGATACAGATTCTTGTTATGTTTCTTTGGAACCTATGGTAAATAAGTTTTATAAGGATTTGTCTGATGAAAAACTTGTCAATCTTATCGATAAGATTTCTAAAGAAAAAATAACACCTATTATTAATGATAATTGTTTAGACCTTCAAACATATACAAATTCTTATAGAAATATGATTTCTTTTAAACAAGAGGGTATTTCTAGTAATGGCATTTGGGTTGCTAAAAAACGTTATTTTTTGAATGTTCTTGATAATGAAGGGGTAAGGTATGCTTCTCCAAAATTAAAAGTTATGGGTTTAGAAGTTGTAAAATCTTCAACTCCAGGTGTTGTAAGGGAGAAATTAAAGACGTGTTTATCTTTAATTCTTGATAACAAAGAAGATGATTTACAAAATTTTATTGAGGATTTTAGATTAGAATTTAAATCTCTTCCTGTTGAAGATATTGCATCTCCAAGAGGAGTTAATGGTATTGAAAAATATTCTAATTCCACTACGGTGTATAATTCTGGGTGTCCTTTGCATACAAAAGGTGCAATTATTTACAATAAAAAATTAAGGGAATTAAAGTTGGATAATACTTATCCTATTGTTGGTGAAGGTGATAGAATTAAATATACATATTTAAAATCGCCAAACCCAATTAAAGATATTGTTATTGGATTTCCCTCTGAACTTCCAAAAGAATTTAAACTTGAAAATTATATCGATTATGATAAACAATTTGAAAAAACATTTTTAGAACCAATAAAATCTATCCTTCAAATATTAGATTGGACAACTGAAAAAACCAATTCTATTGAAGACTTTTTTTCTTAATTAAAGGAAATATTATGAGTTTACTTGAAAAACTTAAAAAAAATTCAACGATAAAAGAATCATCTATTTTATCTGTATCAAAATTTTTTACTAAAAAGGATATGATAACAACTCCAATTCCTGCGTTTAATGTTGCATTATCAGGCAGATTGGATGGCGGATTAACTCCAGGACTTTCATTATTTTGTGGTCCTAGTAAACATTTTAAAAGCCTTTTTTGTTTGATTTTAGCTAAAGCATATATGGATAAATATCCAGAATCTGTATTAGTATTTTATGATTGCGAATTTGGTACACCCGAAGCATATTTTGATTCATTAGGTATGGATAAAGATAGAATTCTCCATACCCCAATTATGAATATGGAAGAGTTTAAATTTGATATTATTAATCACCTTCAAAATATTACTAGAGGCGACAAAGTAATATTTGTTGTTGATTCTTTAGGAAATATGGCTAGTAAAAAAGAAACTGATGATGCTATTGATGGTAAATCTGTTGCTGATATGACTCGTGCAAAATCTATGAAATCTATGTTTCGTATGATTACACCATATCTAGTTAAATATGATATTCCTATGGTAGCAGTAAATCATATCTATATGACTCAGGAAATGTTCAGTAAACCAGTCGTTAGCGGGGGTTGTGTTGTAGCAGGCACTAAAATTCAAATGTTTGATGGATCGTCAAAATCTATTGAGGATATTACACCTGGATGTTTGGTTAAAACTCAAGATGGTCCTAAAATTGTTACACATAGTTGGAACCCAGAGACACTTTTAGATGGAAATCCAGAATGTTATAAAATTACATTTGAAGATGGTTACTCTGTAATTTGCTCTGATGAACACCCATTTCTTAAAAATTCAGAATTTGTATCGGCAAAGGAACTTAGTATTGGAGATGATATAACAACATTGTGAAATTATAAATCTTATAAATGATATCAGCAGAGTAATAAATGCCTGTGTCGAATTAACTATTTATAGGAAACATAATGCATATAGTATATTTATTTAAATTTAAAAGAAACAGGTTACCAAATTTATATATTGGGTCAAAAAGCAATTGTTATATTAAAGAAGGAAAAATATTTGATAAAAATAATAAATTATATGAAGGATCTTGTGATTCTAATGTGTATTTAGAAGCATTATCAAAATGTAATTATGAAGTTTTTATTTTAGGCGAATTTGATGTATATAATGATGCATTATCTATGGAACAAGATGCACATATTGCTAAAGTAATGCACATAGACAGGCATGTTCTAAAGCACATAAAGGAACATTAACTGTAAAAAATGTTTTAACTGGTGAAATACAAAAAGTGGAAAAAAATATATTTGATACTGTTATGGATAAAGATGTTTGGGCAACAACATCATCATTTCAAAAACGTGAAATTTGCATATATTGTGGGAAAGAAAGTGTGGTCGGTAATATTAAACGCTGGCATAATGATAATTGTAAAGAGAAAAAAATATGAAAATTGTTAATATAGAAAAAGTTGGTAAAAGAAACGTATTTGATATAACTGTTGCTGATAATCATCAATATGTACTAGAAAATGGTGTTATCACACATAATACTGGTGTTTATCTTTCTGCTGATAATATTTACATCTTGGGCAGACAACAAGAAAAAGAAGGTACTGATGTTGTTGGGTATAATTTTATTATAAATGTTGAAAAATCAAGACATGTTCGTGAAAAATCAAAAATACCAATTACTGTAAAATATGAAGGCGGTTTAAGTTCTTGGTCAGGTTTAATTGATATGGCTCTAGAATCAGGACATGTTGTAAAACCATCTAATGGTTGGTATTCGCGAGTTAATACTGCGACAGGCGAGGTTGAAGAAAAGAAATATCGCCTTAAAGATACAGATACAAAGGACTTCTGGAATAAAATATTATTAGATAAAACTTTTCAAGATTGGATTAAATCTAATTATCAAGTATCTCATGGAAATATTTTAGCTTCAGATAAAGATATAGAACAAACATTTGCAGAAATTGGGGATGATGACGAAGAATTATAAAAATTGTGCTGAATTGACAGGAGCAATATTTGCAATTTGTCTTATTGTTGTATTATTATCAGCATGGATAACTCATGTTGTTGTTTGTATTAAAACTGCATCTTGGGGTTTTTTGATTGCTGGTGCTATTGCATTTCCTGTTGCATGGGTTCATGGAATTGGATATTGGTTTAATATTTGGTAGGAGAAAATAATGCTTGACTATAAAGAGGAAATAGATTATACTTTCATTGAGGCTAATGGTGCTGCTGGTATAAAGATTATTAGTGGTAATTTTGAAGATGTAATTTATACATATTCTCGTGTTTCAATATCAGAAGCAAAAGATGATGTTACAGATGAAGATCTTCCGGCAATGTTGAGTTTTAATTATGATATTGTTGATTCGTCTGGTTACACTGAAGAAGAGTTTCAGACAATTGAATTTAAAACTAAAATTGGTGATATTTTAATGTCAATTTTAGCAAAAAGTGCGGAGAATACTATTGAACTTGAACAAACTGATTCTAAAGAATCTGCAATATTGGGATGATTATTCTCGAAAAGTTTTACCGTTTATAAAACAAGATTATTTTAGTGAAAGAAGTGAAAAATTAATATTTAATGAAATAACTTCTTTCATTGGAGAATATGGTAATTTGCCAACTTATGAATCATTAATTATCCAATTAGAAAATAAATCTTTATCTGATGGAGAATATAGTGATGCAATTGGATTATTAAACGAGTTTCATGAATCGAAAGCAGAAACAGTTGAATTGGAATGGTTGATTGATAAAACAGAAACATTTTGTCAAGAAAAAGCAGTATATAATGCTGTTGTTGAATCAATTTCAATTTTAGAAAATAAACATCCTGATTTATCTAAAGGATCTATTCCAAAATTGCTATCTGATGCATTAGCTATTTCTTTTGATTCTAGTGTTGGTCATGAATATGTTGATGATAGTGATTCGAGATATGAATACTATCATAGAACTGAAGAAAAAATTCCATTTAGTTTAAATTGGTTTAATAAGATAACAAATGGAGGTTTACCTAAGAAAACATTATCAATAATTCTAGCTGCTCCACATTCTGGAAAAAGTTTGATGATGTGTGATTTTGCAACAAGTTTTTATCAATCTGGTAAAAACGTTCTTTATATAACTGCTGAAATGGCAGAAGAAGAAATTGCAAAAAGAATTGATGCAAATTTATTAAATGTCTATATGGACGATTTAATGAATATGACAAAAGCTCAATATGAGAAAAAAATAAATTTCGTAAAATCTAAAACTTCTGGAAAATTGTTTATAAAAGAATATCCAACATCTTGTGCTTCTGTGACACATTTCAGAACTCTTTTAAATGAGTTAAGATTAAAAAAGAATTTTGTCCCTGATGTTATATTTGTTGATTATTTAAATATCATAGCGTCTTCAAGAATGAAGATGTCGGGGGCAGTTAATTCCTACACATATATTAAAGCTATTGGTGAGGAATTAAGGGGTTTGGCTCAAGAGTTTAATGTTCCTATTGTGAGCGCCACACAGACCACCAGAGGCGCAGCAAATTCTAGTGATACCGATATGACCGATATCTCAGAAAGTTTCGGTATTGCTCATATTGCGGACTTTATGGTGTCTATTATTAACTCTGAAGAACTTCAAGAATTGAATCAATTGATGGTAAAACAATTAAAAAATAGATTTAGAGATTTAAATTTAAATAAACGTTTTGTTGTTGGAATTGATCGTGCAAAAATGAGGTTGTACGATGTTGAAGATTCAGCTCAAGACGGATTAGTTGATACTGGTTCTCCTGAACCTGAATATAATGCTGCTTCTTTTGGAAGTAAAAAGAAAATAGATAAAAACTCATTTAGTGGATTCAAGGTATAAAATATGGAAAAACGATATACAGTTGTTGGTGAAGATATTGATATATCTGATGGTTATCATACAATGTCAGAATTATATGCACATAGATGTACACTATTTGCTGCATTGTTAAAGTCTCACCCACAAGCTTCTTGGAAGAGTAAAAAACACAGCGATGGTACATCTTGGGATGGTTGGTTTATTGCTGGTATGAGATTACCAACAGGTGATGTTACATATCACCTTCCTGTAGACGAATTTTGGGAAATTCTTCCGATTGCTGAGTTGGAATTTGGTGTCGTTTGGGATGGTCATACATCTGATGATGTTGTGAGACGAATTATGGAATGGATAAAATGAGTAGTGCTGTTGTAATAATTCCAACAATTGGTTCTGTTGTTTTAGATCAAACATTAAAAAGTTTAGAGAATCAAACTCATAAAGATGTAACAACATTAATTGTTGTTGATGGTCCTGAATATAAATCTAAAGTTGATAATATTATAGATAAACATCCAAATTTAAACAAACAGGTTGTTTATTTACAAGAAAATGTTGGCGCAAATGGATTTTATGGACAAAGAGTATATGCTGCATTTTCCCATTTAGTAAATAAAGATTATGTTTTCTATCTTGATCAAGATAATTGGTATGAGCCTAATCATATTGAATATATGATTAATACAATAGAATCTACTGGATGCCAATGGGCATATAGTTTAAGAAATATATATTCTCCTGATGGCGATTATTTGCTTCAAGATAATTGTGAAAGTTTGGGGAAATGGAACGCTTATACAAATACTAACATGGTTGATACTAATTGTTATTGTATTCCAAGAAATATAGCTGTAGAAATATCAAGATTTTGGCATTGTGGTTGGGGTGAAGATCGTGTTATTTTCTCTATTTTAAATGAACATTTTCCTAATTATGAATGTTCTGGTAAATATACAATAAATTATAGATTAGGTGGAAATGTGGGTTCTGTATCAAAAGATTTTTTTGAACAGGGAAACAGTGTAATTGATAGTCAATATAAAGGAAAATATCCATGGGCGAAATAAAAATATTATGTTATATATTTTCTTGGAAAGGTCAGTTTGAAAATGCTGTCAAATTGCAAGAACAATTATCTCCGTTATTAGATGTAGTTGTAATAAATTCTGATGATGATAATACAAAAGAGGGTTGGATTAATATTGGGAACGAATGTTATTTTTCTGATCAGTTTAGAACTGCTCTAGATGCATTTGATGATTCAAAATATGATGTTTTGTGGCATATTCAAGCTGATGCTTCTTATTCTGAGTGGGAACCAATTATAAAATCAGCAAGAGAAAGTTATAATACTTATAATTGGGGTGTATTTGCTCCAAATGTTAACGATACATTTTACATTTCAGAAAGAACTGATGTTTCAGATTTAGATGGAAATTTAAAACTTGTTGCAACAACTGATAATACTTGTTGGTTTATTCATAAAGATTATATTAATGCAATGAAAGCTAATTATCATTTAATGAGAGAAAATATTTTAGGTTGGGGTTGGGATTTAATTATTTGTGCTCTTAGTCATCTTGATGGTCGATATGTCATAAGAGATTATTCTTTCGAAGTTAATCATCCTACTTCAACAGGATATATGAAAGATAAAGCAGAGAAAGAAATGCAAGAAATGTTTCAAAAATGTGATTTAAAATTACAAGAAACTATTTATAATATTAAGGTAAAACCAAGAGAATTGGGAAAATTATATAATATTCAACAAGTTTCTAATTCTGCTGAAATAATTTATAATACTGCAACAGGAATTTATTGATGAAAATTTCATATTTAGATTTTTGGCCAGGATTTGATCCTTCTTCAAATTGGTTTAATTTACTATTGCGTGGTGCATTTCCTGACAGAGAAATAAAAATAACAGCACCTGAATATGCTGATGTTATTTTCTTTTCATGTTTTGGTAGTGAACATCAAGTATATAAAAATTCTAAAGCAATTAAAATTTTATATATTGGCGAAAATGAAAGACCCAATTATTCTGTTGCTGATTATTCGTTAAGTTTTGATTTTGATGATTATTCAGGAAGAAATTTTAGACTTCCTCATTGGTATCTATATATAAATTGGTGGGACGAACCAAATTTTCAACATGCTGAAATTCCATTGATTGCTTTGACTAAATGGATTGACTCTAAAGAAATTTGGAATAGAAAAGAATTTTGTTCTATAATAATTGGTAATCCAGTTCAAAATAGAATAGATACTACAGCAAAATTAAACGAATTTAAACCTGTTCATGGATTTGGTAGGGTGTTTAATAATCCTGTAGATGATAAACTTAAACTTTTGTACAACTATAGGTGGAATATTTGTTTTGAGAATTCTATATATGATGGATATGTGACAGAAAAATTATTACAAGCTAAAATTTCTGGGTGTATTCCTTTATATTATGGATCTAATGCAGCTACTATAGATTTTAATAAAGATTGTTATCTTGATATTACAGGTCTTTCATTAGAACAAATTTATAAAAAAGTTGTAGATATTGAAAATGATAAAAATCTATTTTTGGCTATTTCTTCTGAGCCATTATTTAATACTTTACCAACATTAGACCCATTATATAATTTTTTAAAGGATAAATTAAAATAATATGCAAAAAGATTTTTATGAAATAAATGATTTGATTGGTGAGCGATTACAATCTGGAGAACCATTTTCTGTTTTGCGTATTGATAATACTGCTGGATATGTTCTTGATTGTTTACACGAAAAACAATCTCCAAGCGAAGAATTTTACAATAATTATACGTTAGTTGAAAGTGGAATTTATCCGACTGATTTAAATTATTCATTTCAGGTTGTGATGCCTAAAACTATAGAAATGATGAAACAATGTAATATTTTAGGGTTTGTTGATGTTTCTGGTAAAATTAAAGCAAATGAAAATAAATTTTTAGATCAATTCCCAGATAAACCCACATTTTTTGATTTTCATATTTTTGATGCTGGATATATAATGGGGTATTCTAAGTTTGGAAAACTAGAAAATCCTTGGACAAAATATCTCAAAGGGAAAAAGGTTCTTATTATTTCTTCCCATGCAAAAACGATTTTACATCAATGGAAAAATATTAATAAAATATGGGGCGATAGAGTAGAAGAAATAGTTCCTTTTGAATTGGTTGATGCAATCAGTACGCCATTTCATCCTGCTATTGATGATAGACAATATAAAGATTGTGGTGATTTTGAGCAATTAGTAAATATAACGAAAGATAGAATTGATCAATATGATTATGATGTATTATTAACAAGCGTTACAACACAATCTCCGTTTTATGCAAATCATGCTAGAGAAAGAGGGAAGGTTGGTATACAAACTGGCGGTGCTTTACAGTTATTTTTTGGTATTTTAGGTGGAAGATGGTTGAATCCTGATTATTATAATTATTGTTATCCATCACCAGAAAAATTATTTAATGAGCATTGGATTTATCCTCTTGAAGAAGATGAACCACAAAAACGAAACGAAATTGGATTTCTTGAAACCTCAACTGCATATTGGAAAGTATAAATTATGAATAATAATGATTTAAGTGAAATTTTAGCATCAGTAAAAAGTTATGCTGAAAATAATTTGTTGACAAAAAAATGGGAAGCTGGTATTGATTATGTAAATTATGCTGGTCCATTTTTTGATCATAATGAATATGTTGCTGCCGTAAATACTATTTTAAATGGTTGGCTTGTGATGGGAAATGATAGTTTGAAATTTGAACATAAATTTCCTAAATTTTTTGGTAAAAATCATGGGATTCTAACAAATAGTGGATCTAGTTCAAATTTGTTAATGATGTATAGCCTAACAAGCAAAAACGGTCATAATTTCCCAAAAGGAACAAAAGTCTTGATGCCTATTGCTGGTTTCCCGACAACATTAAATCCGACACTTCAAGTTGGATTTGAACCTATATTTCTTGATATCGAATTAGATACTTTAAATCTTGATTTAACTAAAGCTGAAGACTTGATAAAAGAACATGACATTAAAATAATAACATTTGCTCATGTTTTAGGTAATCCGCCAGATATGGACAAATTGATGGATTTAGTTAACAAATATAATTTGATTCTTTTGGAAGATTGTTGTGATGCTTTAGGTTCTAGTTATGATGGAAAACCATTAGGCAGTTTTGGTGAGATGGCTTCTTGTAGTTTTTATCCAGCACATCATATTACAATGGGTGAAGGTGGATTTGTTTCTTGTAACACTAAAGAACAAGAAGTTATTTTAAGAAGTTTAAGAGAGTGGGGTCGTGGTTGTTATTGTGTTGGTCCCAAAGCAAATACCCTAAAATGTGGAACATGTAAAAATAGATTTAGTAATTGGATTCCAGCATTGGAAAATGAAACTTTTGATCACAAATATGTTTATGATGAAATTGGATTTAATTTAAAGCCTATTGAAATGCAAGCATCAATTGGTCTTCATCAAATTGAGAAATTGGATACTATTGGACAATTAAGAAAGAAAAATTATAATCTGTTATTTCAAATTTATGAAAAATATGAAGAATTCTTTCATCTTCCAAGAGCTAGAGATAAATCTGATGTGAGTTGGTTTGCTTTTCCATTGACTATTAGAAAAGGTGCTCCATTTACACGATTTGAGTTTGTTAATTATCTTGAAAATAAAAAAATTCAAACTAGACCATATTTTGCTGGAAATATTATGTTACAACCTGCGTATACACATATTATGGATACAAATACTGCAAAAGTGAATTATCCAAATGCAACATATACTACTACACATACATTATTCCATGGAACAAGTCCAGTAATTAGCGATGATCAAATTGCCTATATAAAAATAGTAGTAGATGATTTTATGAAACAGTTTATAGGATAGGTTATGATTTTATTGGCATCGATTCATACCCCATTAAATGGGTATGAACAAAATGATTTTTCTGAAGTTGCAAATATTACTTGGAATTTAAATAAGGTAAATTATGCTAAAAAACATAATTATCTTGCAATAAGTAAATCGAATGGTTTTTATAATGTTCAAATAGGGTTTGAAAAAATAATTTTTCTTTATGATTTGTTAGTTAGCGTTCCTCAGTGTTCTTGGATTTGGTGGACTGGTTGTGATACACTAATTACAAATTTTAATGTTAGAGTTGAAGAAAAGCTTGAAGAAGCATTAAACATAAATCCAAACGCAAATATTATTATGAGTGGTGATTTTAATTTCCCTATTAATAGTGATTCTATTTTGATTAAAAATACTGAAGAATCGAAATTGTGGTTAAAATTTATACTTGATAATTTTGAGGTATATTCACAAAAACCATATTTTGAACAAGAATGTATGATTGATTTTTTATCAAATTTTGATAAACTGATTCAAATAATGCCACAAAATTTTATGAATAGTTATGATGAAAATTCGGCTGATAGTGAAAAGATAAAATTTGATACAAAAGGTAATAGAGGTAATTGGGAAAAGGGTGATTGGTTATTACATCTTGCTGGAATTAGCTGGCAAAAACGTGCCCAATTGGTTAAACAATATTCTAAAGAAATAATATATTAATATGAAAGATCAAGAACTTATTGAATTTGAAAACAAAGTTGCTGATTTGTTTAATAATAAACAAATTAGAGCTCCTATCCATTTATATCATGGAAATGAAAAGCAAATACAAACAGTATTTGAAAAAATAGATACTGAAAATGACTGGGTTTGTTGTACATGGAGAAATCACTATCAATGCTTATTAAAAGGTGTTCCTGAAGAATTGTTGATAGAGAAAATCCTTGCTGGTAAAAGTATGGTAATAAACTTGGAACAATATAAAATTGTATGTTCAAGTATTGTTGGTGGAATTCCTAGTATTGCAGCTGGTATTGCAAAAGCAATCCAACTTAAAGAAGAAAAATCTAGAGTCTGGTGTTGGTTAGGGGATATGAGTGCTGAAACTGGAGCTTTTCATGAAGCATATAAATATGCTGTTGGATTTAATCTTCCAATAACATTTATTGTTGAAGATAATGGATTAAGTGTTACATCTCCAACTTCAGAAATTTGGGGTAGACAAACTCCTTGGTATTTACCTGAAGAGTTTACTGGTGATAAATTTGAATCAGAACATTTAATATACTACAAATATAAAAACGAAAAATATCCTCATGCTGGTGCTGGGGTTAGGGTGGAATTTTAATATGAATGAACAACAATTATATAATAATGAATTGATCGCTGCCATGAAATGGCTTTCTGAGCAAGAAAATACTTTATTTTTGGGTCAGGCTGTTAAATATCCAGGAACTGGATTATTTCAAACATTACATTCTGTTCCTGACGAATTGAAACTTGAATTTCCTGTTACCGAAAATTTACAAATAGGATTTAGTATTGGAATGGCATTAAATGGTATTGTTCCAATTTCTATTTTCCCAAGGTGGAATTTTCTTGTTTGTGCCGCCGATCAACTCGTCAATCATTTAGATAAATTGCCATCAATGAGTCTTGGTGAATATAACCCAAAAGTTATCATTAGAGTTGCTGTTGGGTCAGAATTACCTATCGATCCACAAGACCAACATAAAGGTAATTTTTCTGAAGGATTTAGAAATTTGTTTAAACATGTAGATATTATTGAATTACACACACCTGATGATATTTTAAAAAGTTATCAGTATGCATATAATAGAACTGATAATAAAAGTACAATATTAGTAGAATTTTCTGATTATGGAAAATGATTCTGATATTTTAATATTAGGATCTACAGGATTTATTGGTAATTTTCTTTCAAAGAATTTAAATTGTGTTTCATTGTCTAGAAACGATGTCAATTTTTTGGATTTTGATTCTTTGTATAAATGTATAAAAAAAATAAAACCAAAAGTTGTTGTTAATTGTGCGTCTAATGTTGATACCCAATTAACAACATTTAAATTTGAATGTTTCCATGAAAACTTAACATTATATAATAATATATATAAAATGAAAGACGAATTTGAATTTGTTCTTCATTTTGGTTCTGGGGCTGAATTTGATAGATCTTCTTCTATTGATTATGTTAAAGAATACGAAATCTTTAAAAAATTCCCAAAAGATCATTATGGTTTTAGTAAAAATATAATTTCAAGAAATATTTATGAGGTTGATAATTTTTATAACCTTAGATTATTCGGTTGTTTTCATGGCTCAGAAAAATCTAGATTGTTGTATAAGGTATTATTAGAAGATAATATAATACTAGAAGATAAGTTGTTTGATTATTTTTGGTTGAATGATGTTCTTGAAGTTATAAATTATTATTTAAATCCGAAAAACGAAAAAATAAAAGATTTGAATTTGGTATATAAAGAAAAATATCTGTTAAGTGAGTTTGTAAATAAATTTTTAACATTCCATAACATTCAAAAAACAATTAAATTCAAAGATTCACATATAAATTATACAGGTTCGTCTAAAGTATTAGATTCATTAAATTTAAATTTTGGCGGTATTGAAAAGGGCATTAAGGATTATTTTAAATGAAAAAGATTATTTATGTTACAGGATGTCTAGGGTTTATAGGTTCTGAAATAACAAGAGCATATTTAGATAAAGGTTGGTATGTTATTGGTGTTGATAAAGTCACATATGCTGCAAATGAATCATTAATACCAGAATTTGAATCATATTCAAATTTTAAATTTATAAAATCAGATATAAACGATTTAGAATATCTTTATGATTGTGATTATATTATTAACACAGCAGCCGAAACACATGTAGACAATTCTATAATAAGTTCTAGCGAATTTTTAAATAGTAACATTAATGGTGTGCATCATCTATTGGAGTTAATAAAACAAAAACATAAATTTAAAATGCCAACATTACTACATTTCAGTACTGATGAAGTTTATGGTGATATAGTTGATGGGTTTCATAAAGAATATGATTTATTAAAACCTTCAAATCCTTATTCGGCAACAAAAGCTTCTGCGGATATGCTTGTTCTTGCATGGAATAGAACTTTTAATATTCCTTATGTTATTGTGCGTCCAACAAATAATTATGGTATTGGTCAGTATGTTGAAAAATTAATACCTAAAACATGTAAATATCTGCAATTAGATAGAAAAATTCCTGTACATGAAAATGGAAAACCAAAACGAACTTGGTTACATGTTTCTGATACTGTTTCAGCAGTTATACATATAATTGAATCGGGAGTAACAAATTCAATTTTTAATATTTCTGGAAATTATGAAGATGAGAATATTAAAGTAGTTGACAAAATCATAAAATTATATTATAATACTTCTATAGATTATAATAATTATGTTGATTTTAAATATAATAGGATTGGTCAAGATGTTAGGTATGCTATTGATGATTCAAAATTAAAATCTCTTGGATGGAATCCTGTTGCAAATTTTGATTTAGAATTAGAGAAAATTGTTGAATATAATAAAAATCGCTTTATATGGTGATTAATTGAAGGTGAACTTATGAAGAAAGCGTTAATATTTGGTGTAACTGGTCAAGATGGGAGTTATCTTTCTGAAATTCTTTTAGAAAAAGGTTATGAGGTTCATGGTGTAAAACGAAGAAGTTCTTCATATAATACATCACGAATCGATCATATCTATGAAAACAAAAACTTTAAATTACATTATGGTGATGTTACTGATTCGCTTAATGTGACAAGTCTTATTCAAGCAATTCAGCCTGATGAGATCTATAATTTGTCCGCTCAATCTCATGTAAAAGTTTCTTTTGAAATTCCAGAATATACTGCGAATGTTGATGCTGTAGGTACTCTTAGAGTTCTTGAATCTATTCGTTTACTTGGTATGGAAAATCGAGTTAAATTTTATCAAGCATCAACTTCTGAATTGTATGGTTTAGTGCAAGAAATTCCACAAAAAGAAACAACTCCATTTTATCCAAGAAGTCCATATGGCGTTGCTAAACTCTATGGATTTTGGATTGTAAAAAATTATAGAGAATCATATAATATATTTGCGTGTAATGGTATTTTATTTAATCACGAATCTGAGAGAAGAGGTGAAACTTTTGTCACTCAGAAAATTGTAATGGGATTAAATGATATTTCTCAAGGCAAATCAGACATATTGACGCTTGGTAATTTAAATGCATTAAGAGATTGGGGTCATGCTAAAGATTATTGTTATGCCATGCATTTAATGCTCCAACAAGATACTCCAGATGATTATGTCGTTGCTACTGGCGAACAATATTCCGTTAGACAATTTGTAGAAGCTTGCGCCCCGCATTTTAATATGAACATTGAATGGCAAGGTGAAGGCTTGGATGAAACTGGAATTGATGTTAATACTGGAAAAACTATAATTGCAGTTGATCCTAAGTATTTTAGACCAGCAGAAGTTGCAACATTATTAGGTGATTCTACAAAAGCTAGAACTGTATTAGGATGGAAACCAGAATATAGTTTTATTGATTTGGTTGAAGAAATGTGTTTAGGGGTTCAATAGGTGAGCATAGTTTTACGTGAAGAATCTGGTCGTGGATTTTTGTCAAATTATATTACAATTTTAAATTCGTATAAAAAGTTTGTTGGTAAAGAAGGAATATCTTATAAAGATATACACATTTCAACAGAACATTTTAAATTGTATGGTGGAAATCCTAGAGAATGGTTTGATGTTTATAATTTTTCTGATGGCGACGAAAACTCGGAATTCTGGAGTACTGGAGAGTTAAATGAAATTGAAGAATATCCAAATGTTGAATCCTTAAATTTATTAAGTTATTCAAAGTTTATACCATATAATACAAGACTTAAAACATTTCTTAATAAAAATATAAAATCATTAAATAAATGTTTAGGTGTTCATTATAGAGGGACTGATCATTTTAATGCTATTATTAAACCTGATATTATGTTTCTTAATGTAGAAGAACAGTTAAAAACAGGTAAATATGAGCAAATTTTTATTTGTAGCGAACAACAAAACTTTATTGATCTTATAGCAGGTTTTGTTCAAATTAATTTTAATGATGTTGATATAATTGTTAATGATGTTGAACGATGTGATTCAACTCCTGTATTTTATTTAGATACCAATAAGATATCATTAGGCGATCAAGTTTTATTGGATGCTCATATGTTATCAGCTTGTGATTTTGTATTGGGTAAATCATCAAACATTGTTAGTTATGCACGGATTCTAAATTTAAGTTTGAATGGTTTTTATTTAGATACTCAAAAATATTTTTTAATTGGTAATTAATTATGGAAAAGAATTCAAAAATTTATGTTGCTGGCCATAATGGCTTAGTTGGTTCGGCAATTGTTAGAAAATTAAAAGAATTAGGATATACTAATCTTGTTTTAAAAACAAGAAAAGAATTAGATCTTAGGAATCAATATGCTGTTGACAGGTTTTTTGATATTGAGCGACCTGAATATGTTTTTGTTGCTGCAGCAAAAGTTGGTGGAATTAATTACAATAAAATGTATCCTGCAGAATTTATTACTGAAAATTTACAAATTCAAACAAATATAATCAAAAGTGCTTTTGATTATAGAATAAAAAAGATTTGTCAATTGGGTACTGCTTGCATTTATCCTAAAATAACAGAACAACCAATAAAAGAAGAATACTTAATGACAGGTCCATTAGAACATACTAATGAAGCTTATGCATTAGCTAAAATTTCTGGTTTGATGATGTGTAAAAAATATTATGAACAATATGGATTTAAAAGTATTAATGTGATGCCAACAAATCTTTATGGTATAAATGATAGATTTGATGTGAATCATGGTCATGTTATTCCTGGATTAATTAATAAATTTTTAGAAGCTAAAGAAAGCAATTCTAGTAGTGTAGAATGTTGGGGAACTGGTACTCCTACAAGAGAATTTTTATTTTCTGATGATTTAGCTGATGCATTGATTTTTCTGATGAATACTCAAGAATATGTTGATTTGATTAATATTGGTATTGATAATGAAATTACTATTAAAGAATTGGCAGAAAAGATTAAAGATTTGGTTGGATATGAAGGTGAAATAATTTGGAATTCTGATAAACCGGATGGAACTCCAAGAAGAAAGATGTGTAATGCTAAATTGAAAGAACTTGGTTGGAAACCAAAATATACTTTAGAAGAAGGATTAAAAATAACATTAGATTGGTATTTGGAAAACATTAGGTCATAATAATGAAAAAATTGAAATTGAAATGTGGTTGGAAATTGATGAATAATTCTATCACAATAAAAGATAGAATTAATTTGGCTAAATTTGTTTTATTTTCTGATAGATTCACTATGGCAGATAAAGTAAACCAAGTAGAGAAAGAATGGGCTGAATGGGTTGGCGCTAAACATTCTTTATTTGTTTCTTCTGGAAGTACTGCAAATTTTTTATTATTAGCTGCGATTAAAGAAAAATTTAATTTAAAACAAAAAGATAAAGTTTTAGTTTCTTCTTGTACTTGGATGACAAATGTTTCTCCAGTAATGCAATTAGGTTTTACTCCTATCTTTTGTGATGTTTCTTTTGATAATTTCAGTTTTGATGAATCTGAATTAGCATATATTTCAGAAAAACATCCTGACATTAAAGTTGTTTTTACAACACACCTTTTGGGATTTAATTCAGATACTAAAATATTAGAATCATATTTTCCAAATGCTATCATATTAGAAGATGCGTGTGAAGCAATGGGTGCAAAAGCTAATGATGGAACTTATCTTGGTGCAAATTCTTTAGGGTGTACATTCAGTTCATATTTTGGTCATACTATTTCTTCAATTGAAGGTGGTTTTGTTACTACAAATGATACAGAATTATATGATTTGATGAAAATGAAAAGAAGTCATGGTTTAGCGAGAGAATCAATATTTTTTGATGATTATGCTGCCAAATATCCTTATATTGATAAACAGTTTTTATTTATTACTGATGGTTATAATTTCAGAAACCACGAAATATGTGCAATTTTAGCTTCTTCTCAGATTAAAAGATTAAAATCCTTTGTTGATATTAGAAGTAAAAATCATAAATTGTTTTCTGAGATGACTGAAAAATATTTAGATAAAATTCAACAGATTAAATTTTATGAAACTAGTGCGAGTTTTTGTTTTCCTATTATATGTAAGGATGCAGAATCGTTATCTAAATTAAAATCGTTGTTGGTAGAATATGATATTGAATATAGACCAATTTTATCTGGAAATTTATTAAAACATCCATTTCTAAAAGATTATATATTGACAACGAATCGTTTAGTCGCTAATGTTGATGTATTACACACTAATGGATTATATATAGGAAATAATCAATTTGTATCTGAAAAACATTTAAAGTTATTGGATAAAGTTTTAAGTTTATTATAAGGGTTTTATGAATTCAATTAGAGAAAAGGTAAAAGAACTTAGTGTTGTTTTTGTAGGTCCAACAAGAGATAGTTCTGGAAATCTTACAAAAATATTTGAGAATATTGAAAGAATTGGTGGACTATTTAAATCTTTTTCTTGTGTATTTGTGGAAAGTGATTCTTCTGATAATACTTTAGAAATTCTTAAAAATTATAAAAGTGGTCGCGATAATATTCATATACTTTCTTTAGGGAAATTAGAAGATAGAATTAATTCTAGAACATGTAGGATTGCTACAGCAAGAAATGTTGGGATTGAATATTGTGAACAAAATAATATCTTAGATACTCATGATTATTATATTCATATGTGTGTTGATGATGTTAATAGTGAAAAGATTGAAGAAGAAGATTTCTTAAGTTGCTTTAAATACGACATATCTTCTTGGGAAGGTATGACAGCAAATCAGTTAAATTATTATGATATTTGGTGTTTACGAGCAAAAGGTTGGGTTGAAAATGATTGTTGGTATGCAATTCATAATAGACCTTCTTATATGTCTTATGATGAAGCATTTATAATGTATGTAGGATCTAAATTTATACAAATTCCAAAAAATTATGGTTTAATTGAAGTTGATGCTGCTCATGGCGGTTTTGGAATCTACAAAAGTTCTTTTGCTAAAGGTTCTCGGTATAGAGGTTCTTCTGAAGCTGGTAATGCAGAAGAATGTGATTTAGTAAATTTCTGTAGTGATGTTAAGAAGAAAGGTGGAAGAATATTTATAAACTCAGAATTGATGAATATGAATAATGTAAATAATAGACATGATACCACAGTTCAAAGTTTACGATCTTTAGGTAAATTGTAATGGGAAATATTACTAATACAAATATTCATGGGTCGTGTCTATTAGGGTCTCAAATGTTTGAGTATTCTTATTTAATTGCTGTTTCTTTAGAAAATCCTGGAGTTGTTCCAGGATTTTATTTAAAAAATCTTCCTGGAATGTTTGGTTTGTTAATAAATTTTCCATTTATACATAAACCTAAAATTTTTGAAGGAGAATGTGATTATTCTGGTATAAACTACAATCCTTCTGATGTTTTAGCTTTTGATCGTAATTATGATATACATTTCAATTTCGATTATAGCATTTTTCATAAACATAAAGAATATTTGTTAAATTTATATACATTTTTGCCAGAAATATATTCTAATTGTAATACATGGATAAAAGATAATTCTTCACCAGACGAATTGTTAGTTTCAATCCATTTTAGAAGAGGCGATTATTTATCGATTTCTTCATTAAACCTTTCTTTAGAATATTTTTATGGAGCAGTTGAAACAATTAAAAATAAACTTCCAAATTCAACATTAAAATTTGTGTGTTTTTCTAATGATATTACATGGGTGAAAGAGAAATTTGTTGGTATAGATAATATGATATTTGTTGAATCGTTATCTGATCCTGAACAAATGTGTTTAATGTCTTTATGTGACCATAATATCATTGCAAATAGTAGTTATAGTTGGTGGGGTGCATATTTAAATAAGACACCTGAAACAATAACTATTTGTCCATCAAGTTATGGTAGTGCAGATGTAATAAGTTATTATCCTGATGAATGGATAAGAATGAACGTGCTTTAATTGAGATTAATATGATAATAGAATCTGATGTAAATAATATAATAAAATCTATAGATTTTGAAAAACTAAGGAATAAATCTATCTTAATCACAGGATCTTCTGGGTTATTAGGAATTTATTTTGTTTCTTGTTTAAAAACAATACAGAAAGAATATAATATTGATGCTTATTTTTGGATAAAAAGTGATATTGATTCAAATTTTAAATCCTTTTTTGATTTTGATTGTCATATAATTAAGGAAGATATTAGCGATCTAAAAGCATTCGATTCATTACCTATGTTTGATTTTATTATTCATTCATCAGGTTATGGTCAGCCAGATAAATTCTTAGAAGATCAGATAAAAACCATCCAAATAAACACCACAGCTACAATTAATTTATTTGAAAAATTAAATCCAAATGGAACATTTTTATTTTTAAGTTCTAGTGAAGTTTATAATGGTTTAGATAAGTTTTCTGTGTCAGAAGATGAGATCGGGGTATCAAATACAACTAACCCTAGAGCGTGTTATATTGAATCAAAGCGTTGTGGTGAAGCTATTTGTCATATTCAAAAAAATATGGGTAAAGATGTAAAAATTGCTAGATTGAGTTTAACATATGGTCCAGGAACAAAACCGTTTGATACTAGGGTTGTTAGTTCTTTGATTCAAAAATCTATATTAAATGATTCTATAGAATTGAGAGATAGGGGCGAAGCTATTAGAACTTATTGTTATATTTCTGATGTAATAGAAATGATGTGGAATATTATTTTGCATGGAAAAGAAGTGACTTATAATGTTGGTGGAAATACTACATTTAGTATATTTGAAATGGCAAATATTATCTCTACTAAAACGAATAAACCAATACTTTTGCCAGAAACATCAAAAACGTTAACTGGCAGCCCTAAAGTTGTTAATATTAATATTGATAAGTATATATCCGAATTTAACAAAACTTCATTCATTGCTCTTGATGAAGGTTTAAATAATACAATTCTTTGGCAACAACATATATACAAAATTTAACATCAGAAAATGTGATAATATTTGAAGTTCAACATGGTGATAAGTGTATTGAAGAAGATATTATTAGAATTTAATTGATTTATAAATACTTAAATAACTTTTAAATTTTGGGTACTTATGAAATCTTTTAGACAATTTATCGTAGAATCTGTTAGACAAGGTTTACCACACATTTCTACAATGACACATGAACAATTCGGTAATCTTACAAAAGGTGGAAAAGTTCATATTAATCATGTAACAGAAAAAACTGATGGTCAAACAATGGTTTTTGGGCATGATGAACATGGTTTTTATACTCAATCTTCTGGTTCTGGAAATGAAAAAATGCGAGCTCCGGAACATTATGCTGAAAGAGCAAAACGTAGAGCAGAAGAAACAGGAAAACCATTTGATCCAACTTCGTCAAACGCATTTGGTGATATCCATAAGCACCTCCAAAATAATAAAGCCCTCCAAGAACACCTAAAATCAACATATAAAAAAACTGGTAATGAAGTAAAAGTTAGGGGAGAATCTTTTTATAAACCTTGGGGTAGACCTAGCGAAGTTCCTGGAGAAGTAAAATTTGTTGGCACTTCCTATGACCCTAGTCATATGGGAACGGTTGGTAAATTTGTGATTCATAGTAAATTGCCAGAAAATCAAGGTCATGATTTAGAACATTTTAAAAAGAATTTATCTGATAAAAATATAAATTTTGATGATGATATTATAGAGCATAAGTCTGGTCATGTTGATGTTTCTCCAGAAAAGAAAGATTTTGATGATTTAAATCATGAATTATTAAAATCAAGAAAAACTAAAAAAAATTCAGAAGATAAAGAAGTTGAGACTGCTAAATTTAATGCAATAAAACAAAAAGTTTCTGATAAAGTTGATTCTCACATCAAATCTCAAAATATTAAACCGAAATGGGGTACAGGTACTGAAGGTGCTGTAATACACCCTCCAAAAGAAAATCCTGATGCTCCAAGATTTAAAGTGACAAGTGATGCATTTAGAAAATATAAAAGTTCCGATGAATCTAAAAACTTATTAAAGAGATAATTAAATGCTAAATTTTAAACAATTTTTACAAGTTTTAACAGAAGGCGGGAACATTAAGATTGGAGAATCAGAGGCTAATCCAATTCATATTACACCTGAAAATAGAAAATCTGTTACTTCTGATATTGGTGGTTTTTTACATGGATTGAGTAATTCTCATAAAATGGTTCATGGTTCTCATTTATTTGGAAATAATTCTTCGGCACTTGATGATGGGTCAGCATTTTCTGGTTCCACTCATCATTTATTTGATAAAACGATCAGTGATAAAGAATTCGCAAAACATAAACCTGTTGTTGGTGATATTGATGTAAAAGTTCCAAAACAACATCTTGCTACATTAGAACATCATTTAGTTCCAGGAAAACAAATAGGAAAATATACTGTTGTTGGTGTTAAACATGGAGCTGGTGGACATCATGCTTTAATAAAACACGAAAATGGACAAATACATCAAATAGATTTTGAAGGTTCAAATTATGAAAATGATAAACCATCAGATTTTGATAAATTCGCACATAGTTCTAATTGGAAAGATGTAAAAGAAGGAATTAAAGGCGCACATCATAAGATGCTATTGAATGCGATTGGAACTGATAAACACAAATTTTCAATTCTTTATGGTTTAGGTTCTAGAGAAGGAACTGACCCAAAATGGGAAAACAATAAAAATAAAATATCTTCTACATTATTTGGAGAAAAAGCTCCAGTTAAAAATTTAGAGTCGTTTCATGGATTAGTTAAAAGTATTAAAAATCATATTCCAGAAGAAAAACATCAAGAAATTTATGACAAATTTAAAGATTCTGCAAAATCTTCTAGAGGAATAAATTTTTCTTCTGCATTATCTCATATGAGAAAACATCTTAATGTTCATGATAATACTATTCAAGAATCTGTTGAAGAAGTACATCATGCATCAGTAGTGCCAATAACTGGGTTTGTTCCAATTTCTCATGAAGGGCATAAATTGGATTTAGGAAATACCCTAAATAGATTACCTGGAAGTAAACATATCGGAATTTCAGGAAAATCTGATGCTTATTCTCCAGAAGAAAGAAAGGATGTTCTTGAAAGACAATGGGGAAAAGGAGTAACGGCACATAATGTTTCCGGTGCTGGGCAAACAATAAGAGCAGCATATGATTCTTTACCAAAAACAGGAAAAAAAGTATTGCATTTATTGGTGGGTCATGATAGAAAATCCCTTGCCGATGGATTAAAGTCTTCTTTAGAAGCAGGAAAACTTAAGGAAATGCATGGTTTAGCTTTTGATGAAATACACATTCATCATCCAGAAGATACAAAAAGAAGTCATGGTATGAGTGGAACAAAAATGAGAGAAGCTGCAGCAGCAGGTAACATAGAAGAATTCCATAAACATTTAGGTCCAAATTTTACTAGAAAAGAAGCTGAAGAACATATGTCAAGATTCCAAACTGGTATTAAAAATGGAACAATTCCTCTAAAAAGAAAATAACTATGCAAAAATATCAAGCAATCTTTGTTATTGGTAGTCCAGGTTCTGGTAAAGATGTTATTATCAGAGATACAATTTCAAATTTCAATATTGTTGAATTTACATCAACACAAATAGATGAGATGTTATCTGATGACTCTGCATTTAAAAGAGCAAAATACGAAAAAAGAAATTCTCTTTTAGAAAGAAAATCTATTTTAGTAACCGCAAATTCTTTTGACTTGGGATTTATTCTTACAAAATCTGTATTAGAATCTGTTGGATATACTCCACATTTAATTTTTGTTGAAGCCAATCTTTCTGTTTCTTATGATAGATTACATAATAGAAATAATCTTAAAGAGTCTCTTGAAAGAATAAGTATTGGAAATAATAATAAATCTTCTATTTTAGAATTATTTGATTCTTTGTTTGTTGTTGACAATTCAGAAAATTTAGATTTAACTGAATCAAGAGAATTTATTTCAGATATTTTGAGCGAATTATCATTTAAATCTGATCTAACTGTTGAGCGTGTATTAAATGTAAATTTGAGAGATAAATTACAAAAAACATCAAAACCAACAATATCAAGACAAGTTCCTGGACCTGCTGCAATAGTTTTACCTATTATTGATAGTTTTGATTCTAAAGAAAAGAAAAAAACAATAAAAAAATACCCAAAAACACCAAGTTATTTTTTTGATGGTAGTGGAGATCAACAACCAAACATTGCGTTGGGTGAAGCGGAAGATTGGCCTATTGCTTCTCCAGGATTTGGTGATGCAATGATGGGAGCTCCTGGACAACAATCTTCTGCTCCAGTAACTAATTTGGGTTCTGATCAACAAAAACAAGATATAAAAAAAGTTTTGAATAAAATTAAAAAAATTCATTTTAAAACTGCAATACCAAAACAAATTGGATAAAATATTTTAAATCATTTAAGTAAGGAATTTTAATGAAACTTCAAGATATACAAAAAATGTTAAGTGAGAGAAAATTAACAAAAGCAGAATCAAAAAAGAAAGAAGAAATTGCTCAAGCAATGGAAAAAGAACATCCTGGGATGGGTTCGACTCCAGAAGGAATGTCAAAAAAAATGGCAATTGCAACTGCTCAAGCAAAAAAGTGCTGTGAAGAAATAGAAGGCGAATTAGAAACTGAAGAAACTTTAGATGAAGTTTCTAATTATGATTTAATTGTAAACTATTATAGACATTTAGGTTTAGATCCATATAAACTACGTGGCGTAGTTGGCAAACAATTAAGAACAAAAATTAAAGCTTCTCCAGCATTTCAAGCATGGGCAAGAATTAATTCTAGTTTTGAATATGAAAAGAAATATACTCAAATTATCGAAAAAATAAAAGAAGCTAAAAAAGAAGCAAAGGGAAAAGTTCAAATTGATTTTTTTGGATATCCTGAATCAACAGCAAATACTTCTAATTCAGATAAAGATATTGCTCAAACTGATGATAATTTCATAACCCCAAATTAAAATTTTTAATAAATACTATTATAATTTTTATCATATTAAAAAAGGAATAAAACTATGTCAGGTTGGAAAAATACAGACGCTCAAGCAAATAACGAACCATCTTATATTACCCATATTGGGATAACACAACCAATAACAAATAATTATAGCAACAATACGGTTTTAGTTGATGCTTCTCGTTTAGCAAATGCTAATGTTCAATTTGGAGTTTCTTCAAAAGGAACATCACATACTGGTTGGGTTCATTACCAACATGGAACAGGTTCTTTGGCTTCTATTACTGTTGCTAATGTTACTCCAGGACTTGTATATTCTAATGATTATTTAACTATTGTTGGCGCAAATACAGCTTCTTTTGTTAATACTCCTTATGTCGCAGCTAATGCTCAAATTATTGTTACTGGTGCAAACACAATTACCATTCAAATTAATAGTGTCGGTTCTGGTTTTATTCAAGACCCAACTGTAGTTTCTTCTACTTCAGGTAATGCAAATAATGCAACTTTAGTATTTACTGGTAAAGCAGGTGGAAGAGCTAATAGAGTTAAATCTGAAGTTTTAGTTGCTTTGTCATCTCCTACTTCAACAAATGCTAATGGCGCTGAACCTTGGTTCCATGGCGTATAATTTATGAAGTCGTTTAAAGAATTTAAATCGTATCTACAGGAGCATCAATCTCCTGTAGCATATATTGATACTACTGGAACTCAAGATATCGCTATTCCTGAAATTCGTAATGAATTAAACCGCCATATAAGTTTGATTTTTCGTCAAAGTTTTGTGACAGTTGAATCTGCAGTGCAAAGATTAGCAAAACTTTTATCTATGTATAGTCTTGATATTCCACAAGTTGATTCAAATGATAAAGATTCGGATACATTAAAAATAATTGTTGGGCATAATAATACAAAATGGGACGAATTTGATGGAAAAGTTGAAAATGATAACCCATGGATTTTAATATTTTCGTATAAATTAGAAGACGGATTGTATAAGTGCTCAGCTAAAATAAAATAATATATTATGTTTGATGAATTGACTCCAGAAAATTTTGTATTATTTGCTGCAAAACACTATTGGTCTATACACTATTCAATGGCTGAGTTTGAATCAGATTTACAAAGAATAGTGTATATAAAAAGGCTTTTGAGGAAATACAAAAAAACTGGAAAAGTTTCAGAAAGGTTAATTCTTAATCATCTTATATTATTGTATAATGTCTTTGAACCGACTGTTGCTGTTAATAGAATGTTATTTTTTAAAATAGATTCAGATTGTTACTCTAGTTTAAAAACGTTTCTGGTATATTTAAATAGGATACCAGAAACAATTATAATAAATAATAATATAGTTGTTTCTTCAGATATTCAAGTAGATATGAATGTTGCAAATTTATTAAGGGTTTTATGAAAGGTTTTAAACAATTTGTATTAGAAAAAGTAGAACATGAAAATCCGAATGCCGGAAGTTTACACGTTCTAGATGTTGATGATACATTAGTACACCCAAAAGCACAAATCCATGTTGTTCAAAATGGAGAAAGAGTTAAATCGCTACATAATTCCGAATTTAATACCCACAAACTAGAACCTGATCAACACTATGATTTTAGTGAATTTAGAAATTCTGATACGTTTAGCAAATCTGCTCCAATTCAAAAAATGATTTCTAAAGTAAAAGCAATCCATAAGAATATCTCAAGTAATCCAAATCATAGAATTATTATCAATACTGCTAGATCAGATATGGATAATAAACATACATATCTTAATACTTTTAAGAAATTTGGTCTTCCGATTAACGATATACATGTATATAGAGCTGGTAATGATACTGGATCGGATACAGTTGCTGTTAAAAAGGCAAATGTAATATCAAAAATATTAGAAAAACAACCATATAAAAAAGTTCATGTATATGATGACGGAAAAGAAAATTTAGATGCCGTTCATAAATTAAAACAAAAACACCCTGAAACAGAATTTCATACCTATCATGTTCAACATGATGGTTCTGTTAAAAAATACAAACCTACAAATTTAAATGAAGATGGTGGTGCTGCAGGCGGTATTGGCGGTGGTGGTGGAAATACTGTCGGTGGCGGAGCAATAGCTGGAGTTGGGGTAAATAATCCTTCTGTTGGGCCAAATCAAGGGGAACCTGGAGTTTTTCCAAAATATAAAAAAAGAAAATCGGATTTTCCAAAAAGTCCTGTCTTAACACAAATTCTTGCGAGAAAAAACTAAAATGGACAAATATCTAAATAAAATTAAATCAATCGTTGATAATAATGGTTTTGAGCGTCATTATAAAGAAACAGAAATTGTTGAATCTGTTGATGATACGTTAGAGAGAGTATTGTTTGAAGCAAGAAGTCCAGCCAATCCCCCAGAAGAAGCTAACGATCCATCTTCAAAAGAAGGAATTTCAAATACTGTTGCTAGTGAATTTTTTGCTAGAGCAAGAGCTTTAGCGACTGTTACTCATTTTGCACATTTAAGTACAGATTCGTTTTCTGAACATATAGCTTTAGCTACATTTTATGAAGAAATTGTTGAATCTATTGATACTTTTTGTGAAGCGTATATTGGAAAATATGGTAAATTTATAAATCTTCCTCCAATCGCTGCTGAGATGCAACAAGCAGTTGATGCAATAATTGAATTTAGAGATTGGATGGATAAGAATCGTAGTTTAATTACTGATGATAGTTCTCTACAAAATATAATAGATGAAACAGAACAATTATGTAATAGTACAGTATATAAATTACAGAAATTAAACTAAATTATTTTCTCTTTTTAGGTATTTTTTATGGTAACTTATGAACAAATAAATACTACGTTATATTATAATGAAGTATTGTCTACTAAGAAAGAAGAAAGAATAGATTTTAATAAATGTCAGAAAATATTAGATTCTTTTGAGTCGTATTCTAAAAAATTAGATAAATTAATAGAAACTGTAAATACCGAAAAAAATAATTATAAGGATTAAGTTATGGCAGAAAACCAACTTGAAAATTCTATTATTATGGATTTAAAAGTTGAAGTGGCTATGTTAAAAAAAGAAGTTTCGTTCATTAATAAATTATTTGAAAAAATGGATGTTGTGATTAATAAAATTGATTCACAACATGACATATTAATAGACAAAACTACTAAAGTTGAATCAACCCTTTCTTTTACTAAAGAAGAATTGGTTAATTTATATACATCTTTTGAACAAACTGAAAAAGAAATTTCTGAAAGAATAAATTCTATAGAAAGATTATTAACAGAAGAAATTAAAACAATTAATCACGATTTGTCAGTAAGATTAGATAAACAAGAAAAAATTACTGGTAATCTATCAAATATAAAGATGATGGCTTTAGGAATGATTGCTCTTGTTACTTGGTTAGCTTCTAATCTTGATTTTATAAAAAATGTGTTACATTAAAATAACTTTACAAATTGTGTATTTTATAGTATAATAAAGCCTGGATATAATTTCAGGCTTTTTTATGGATATTGTATGAGTATTTACATTGATCGAAAATATATTCTTTTGTTATCTCCAAAATTAGAACAATTTAAACAAAAGAATACAAATCTTTTTAATATGCGTTGTCCATATTGTGGGGATTCAGAGAAAAACAAATCAAAAGCAAGGGGATTTGTTTATGAAAAAGATAATCATTATTTTTTTCGTTGTCATAATTGCGAAACTGGAACAACTTTAAGAAATTTAATTAAATTCCTAGATCCATATCTTGAGAAAGAATATGTTATGGAAAATTTTAAAGATTTGAGTTCTGAAAA